TATGAATATCCTGTGCAATATTTATAAAAGGTAATAGTTTATCATTATCTATATTACCATTAGCAGCAGTAAATACTGATATATCCTGTCTTGTTACAAATAGTGCTTTACTCATTTTTTATACACTTAATATTTTTTCTAAACCATTCATATCAGCTTCAAATTTTCCTAAATCATCAAAAGATTTTTTCATAGCATTTAAAGATTTACTTAAATTAGAATATGCTGGTATAGATTTTTCTGATACACCTAATTCTTTTGCAGTTTTATTAATTTCAGTCATCAGTTTTAAAGTTAGTTTTTCACTATCTTCATATTCAGAAAAAGCATCTTGCATTTTAAAATTTGTTTCTTTATATTCAGATTTTACATCATTAATTTTTCTTATAACTTGTCTTACTTCTGTATATGCTTTATCTATAAAAGATTTAACTGTTTTATTTCCATCTACAATAGATTTTGCTCTATCATTTAATGATGCCAACTCAATCTTTTCACTAGCTAATTCTACCTTATCAGCTAACTTGTTGTATATTCTTTTGTGTGTTTCCATTTCTTATTTATTTACTTGTTGGATATGCTCCTTTATCTTTTCTTGTTATTTCTGCTTTTGCAGCTCTTTTATGTCCTCTTGGTGTTGGTTTATAGCTTTTAGGTATTTTATTTACATTCTTATAATCTTCTAAATCACTACTACCCTTTTTTCCTTCTAAAGCAGGTTGTATTTTCATTTTATATAACACTTCCCTCCAGATATGTCGACAGTTAATACCTCCCTTAAATTTAAACAAATCAAAGGTTTGATTTTTGTGCATAGGTAAATTGTATTTTATAAACAAAGATTTATCAATCATTGCTTTATTAATATCTTCTATTCTATAAACAACTCCTTGTTTTGTTCTATTCATTAGTGCTTGACAAAATGGCCTTGAATTACCTCCACTACCTCTTGCTGTACCTACATCATACTTGTATCTTACAGCATAATAAGATTTATCAAGTGTTGATCCTTTTTTTGGTATATTTTTTATAGGTGTATCTGCTTTTGGTTCTTTTGCTAAATGAATTACATCTTTAGCCCATTCATCTGCACTTGTGTTTTCTTCATTGTAATCTCTTATATCAGCAATCTCCCATTCAGAACTCATTTGCTCTCCTTTAAGGCCTTTTAATACTGCATTATATACTTCTTCTGGTAAACCTTTACTCTGTGCTAATTGTAATTCAAAATCAAAATCACTATCTTCTTGTTTAATACCTGTTTCTTCTTCAATAGCTTCTGCATCTTGTAATTCTTTATCTATTTCAATAAATTCTAATGGTTGTAGTGTTTTAAAGTATAGATTTAAAGTAATATCATTTACTGCTAGTATTTCATTTAGTGAATCGATGATCAAATGCTGATACGGTTTAATAACAATGTTATCAAATAATAATGTAGCAGTTTCTATCTCCTCACTATTGTTCCCTAATCCATTGTTTCCATCTCTTAAACCTAGTAATAGTGGTGAGGTAACTCTATGTGTTAAAAGTATCTTTCTTTGACATTCTTCACTTAAATAACTATAGTGTTCAGGTGCATCTGGTAATGGTATATCTTCAATAGTTGTTTTTTGTTCTGCATTGTTGTTGAACGCTACAATGACCTTCTCTCCATAAGAACCAGTGAGCTTGCCCATTACCTGATCTTTGATTTCCAACTGCTTGGTTCTGTCAGGAATACCCCCGTTAAAATTTATTACTTTAGTCCCACTAAAAGAACATTGTGCATCATTAATCAAAAAATCTGCAATTTCTTTCTCTAGTATTGCATAAGATATTTGATAATCAGCTGGTGAGTAGTAGTAGTAACCACTCACAAATCTTTTTATAATATATATTTCATTTTTAGCACCACTACCAAAAACAGGAAATTTAGTTAGTTTAGTGTTTCTAGTAACTTTAGTCCAATCTGGTGCATAGTAATAGTTCTTAATATCACCATTAGCATCCATCTTTTCAGCTCTTAAAGTTTCCCTAGGAAAGTGTGTTAATGAACCTACTTTATTACCTTTATATGATACCTGAATAGCAGCTTCACCTAATAACTTTAAATCATTACAAACCTTTCTCATGCAGTTAGGTGTAAGTAGCTGCTTCATTTGTGCATATTCTTCTGGCTTTTGGTTGCTATCTGTAGCATCTAAACCTTTACCATAAATCATATTTACTATACCATTAATAGTAGATTGGTTTGTTGTGCTTTCCATATAAGCATCGATCAAGGTCTGGTAGTAATCATTATTATCACCTATTCCTACCCAGTCCCTGTTTCTTTCCTCTGTGATAGCAGGCCTTTCATATTGGTTTAATTGTATTAAATGTAAATTATCCATAGGTTACAAATTCATTATCTCCTGTACTTTGTTCTATATAAACACCATTGCTAATTTCATAATCAGATAGTGTTTGATCTGTACAGTACATTTTGTCTTTAAATATAACAATTCCATCAGTAGTATTAGTTATGGTAATTGTATAATAGTTGTTTTCCTTTAGTGTTTGTGTAGTGCTATATTGATAATAGTAGTCCAATTCTGTAAATGTTGCCGTTGTATCTTCTAATATCACCTTGTTTTGTCCTTCTGATTTTATCACTAACTTATAAACCTTTTCACCACTTATTGTTTCACGTGGTATAAAGTTAATGTTTCTTGTGCCTGTTTCAGTTAGTATCTGCATAATTTTTTAAAAAAAGAAGGTGAGCTATTAAACTCACCCTCCACAATCAACTATATATTATGAATCACACTCTGTGATGAAGTGTTTATATTAGCTATTCGTTCCTACTGTTACTGTTACAGTTGCACTACCCATTCCAGCATAAGGGTCAGCAGCAGTACCACCATTTATAAAGTTAGCAGGTTTAGCTTCTTGTGCTGTAAAGGTTAATGTATAACCTGATAGGTCACCAAATCCAGCTCCACTAGCAATAGTACCACCAGTTACTTCACATCCGTGAACTAAACCAAATTGCATAAAATTACCATTTCTATCTTCTACGCAGATATGCGGTCTTCCGTAAGCCATCAACTTCAATTCAGCATTATCTTCTTTAGATAGTTTAGGAAACTGTAAACTAATACTTTGTTCAAAAAATGTAGTACCATTTTCTCTTGAACTTGTAATTGTTTGTTCAAAAGAATTAGCACCATGTAAGTCGTATTGAAAAGCAGTAAACGTACCAGTCATATCAGTAATTTCATCAGCAGTTTCTGTTACTGTTCCAAGATCGTTGAAATCCACGAACCAGCACCTTACCAACCCCCCGATGACATCTTTGCACGGAACTTTACGTCCTCTTGTTAAATCGCAAGCCATAATCTTTAAATTTAAATTAAGGGGGAATCACACCCCCTTGTTATTAATTAGTTAATTAGGCGTGGTATAATACTATATCAGAACCTATTCCATATTGTACACCAGAAGTGTAACGCATGATACATCTTACATTTTGTGAACCATCAAGATCACTCATATCTAGAAGTTTAACTTCATTATGATCAGATAGTAATCCAGTACCAAAGTAAAGGTTTGACTTCTGTGCAGCCATTGCAGTATCATCATTTAATCCTTGTGCAACAAATAATTTAACACCATCAAAAGATAATGCTCCATTGTTCCACCATTGTGTACCTTGATTGTTAACACCATTTGCACCTAATCCAGATGAACCAAATCCACCTAATGCTCTAACATAAGCTCTTGCAATGTTAGAAGATACGTATAAGTAAAGATCTTCCTTACCATAAATTGCAGAAGGAATTACATCGACAATAGAACCTAATTTATCAATTACATTCGATGCAGTTACAGCAGCATGAGAAGCAACATCAATTACATCACTATCAGCTAGTGCAAGTGTTACTAAACCATCATGCTCGCCAGCATTAGCATTTACGCCTTCCCAAATGTTTTGTTCAGTTTTTTCTGCTACCAAACCAGCCACATGGCCAATGATAAAATCAGAAAATTTAGGTGGCATATTATCATATGCTGAATATCCCATTTGAACCGCCTCCCAATCTGACTGAAAATCAGATTTGCAAAATTCCAAATTGACTTGAAACTCTTCAGGCGTTAATATTCTTTCAGTTAATGTAACAGTACCTGTAGCTGTAAAATCACAAGTTGCATCTTTGATTACATTAGCATCAGTAGCAACTTTTTTGATTACTTGTTTGTACTTTACATTTGGTTTTACTTCAATTCCACCATTCTCAATAGTAGAACCAGAAAGTAGTGCCGCAGCGATGTATTTGCCAGCAAATTCCCCTGCATACGTACTTGTTATACTTGTGGTCGTAGCCATTTTATTTGTTTTTAGTTATTATTAAATATTTTGTTATAAACTCTATCTTTTGTTGTTTGTGTTCTTTTACCAGCTATAGCAAAATGAACATTTTTTGTTTCTGCTTCTGGGTTGTGCTTAATTGGCTCAACAGTTTCAGCAGATAATTCTTCTTTTGTTTCAACAACTTCTTCTTTGGACATTTCTTCTTCTTTGTCCTTGTAACCCATTTTCTCTATCATAGATTTTAATTCATCCATAGCTAGAGCAAACTCTTCTTTAGTTACATATTTCATTTCTTCTTTTTCTTCTTCCTCAAGTTCAGTTTCAACAGTTTCTTCTGTTACTGTTTCTTCAGAAAGTTCTTCTTCTGCTTCTTCAGCAGCAGCCTCTCCAATACTGTCAATAATACCTTCTTCAACTACAAAAAGTGTTCTACCATCTTCTAGTTCATATTCACCTACTGGTAATGCCATTTCTCCATCTTCTGATTTGATAAATACTGCATTGCCTTTAGCAAATTCTTCTGATACTAATACAGTACCATTTTTTAAACTCATTTCAGCTAGTTCTACTTTTTCTTCAGAAAGTTCTACACCAACAATATTTTTGATTTTGTCTAGTATATCATTTGCTTTCATAATAAGATTTATTAGTAATGTAAAAAAATCTGCAAAGTGTTATGTGTTTTTACAAAAAAAATTATTCTGGTGTGCCAGTTATGTTTCCTATTCCTTGGGCTTGTAATGAACCATCACAACATTTTCTACTATAGGTTTTTCCATCAGCACATAAACAAGCTCTTTTAGTACCTTTAGGTGATGTTCTACTTGGTGTTTTAAATTTTTTCATATTATTTATTTTTTGGTGATTTAGGGTGTTTACTTGGCAAGAGATCAAAATCTCCTGTGTATTTAGGATTTTGTGGCCTACCATTTCTAACTAGATATAAATAAGCATTTACTCTAGCTTGTGCCCAAGCTGAAGGTGATTTAATTTTTGGTGAATGTGATACATTAAATGCTCCTAAACCTCTTTGAAATACACTTTTTAATTGACCAACAGTCACACCATAGCCTAGTTTCTTTTTATACCTTTCATTAAATTCATCTGCTTTTTTTTGTAAACTAGCTTCATCTTTCTTACTTACTTTAGCACCTCTACTAGTTGATGCATCTCCTTTGGCAGTACCTTTACCTTTTGGGTTTTTGTTTGGTGTATCTGATTTAGGTGCTTTAGGTGATTTCTTTATTCCACCTCTTGGACCAATTTCAGCATATTGATTTTTTTTTACACATTTACCTTTCTTTTTTACAAACCCTTCTGGACATTTATACTTTTGCATAATGTGCTTTTCACAAGGCATATACCAAGTTTTTTCATTACCCTCTTGATCTTGATAAATATGTGTGTGTATTCCTTTACAACCTATATTTTTAGCCATTTCTTCTGCCTTTTCCTGTGTGCTGTATGCCAACCTGTCGTCTAATATTGCAAAATCTTCATTAACTACCATAGATGCTAAATTAATTTCACCTAGTTCTTTTAACTTACTTTCAGCCCATCTTAATCCAGCTTTACCACCCCATAGTAAATAGCTAATTGTACCACAGGCTTCAGTATTACCTTCATCATAGTATTCACCTGCTCTGCTTAAATAGCTATACATTCTTTTTATGGTTTCTAAACTAATGTTTTCTTTGTTTGCTAATTGTTGTGCTCTTATTTTTCCCACCTGTGTTGCACACTTATTATTAACCTTTGCATTTAGTTCAATGCCTTTTTTAGCATTATTAGAAACTCCTGATGGATAATCTTTATATGTTTCTAGTGTAATCTTCTTGCCATTTTTAGTTCTTTTGTCATTTCTGATAACTGCCTTAATATTACTTAACATATATTCAGCTTCTTCTTCTTCTATAGCTTGCATCTCTGCTTTTAAATTAGGTTTACTAATTTTAGCTTTATCTGCAAAGTAACCTTCAATGCTAAATCCTTTTACTCGTCCTTCTTTTACATAATCATTCCAAACCTCATCATTTTCTACTTTCATGCTGATCATCCAAGTTCCCTCTGGTACTTCAAATCCATACATTTTGCTTTTATCCATTTCAGGGTTTTCTACTATCCAAGATTCAACAACAGTTAAACCATTGATCTCCATATTGTGTTCTAGTGTTGCATTGTTTTGGTTACCATTCATAAAAAACAATTCACTTGCTCTTTTTACTGTATCCTTGCTAAAATACACATAGAACATTGTATCATTTCTTTTTCTAAAGATTGGTTTATTAGGTATTAATGCAGCACCCATTAGTATTTTCTTATCTTCATCCACTTTAGCAAACATTACTTCTTGTTTGCTTAATGCTATAAAATCTGATTCTATAGCAGGATTCTCTACAATGCTAACAGCTTCAATGCCTGTTAGTTCATCATTTTCATCTAGTAATAATTCTATTATATCCATTTTATTATTTTTTAATTTCCACCTACTGTAGCAGCAGATATTATGTTATTATTTAATTGTTGTGCTGTTGTTACGTCTTGTGCTACTACAAATGCTTGTACTGGTTGCTGTTGACCTAGTGCCTGTGCAACTTGATTAAAACCTGACTGACCAACTACGTTAAACTGTGGTGCTTGTGATTCTGCAACACCACCTGAAATATTACCTGTAGGAGTAGAAGGTTTTGTTGAAGAAGGTGATTGAAACCTTTGTGCTGCTATTGCTGCAACATTAGCTAATCCTGTTACTGTTGCTATTCCTGCTGCAATACCTCCTCTAATTGGTGAGGTTGCATCTGCTATAGGTACAAACTGTGAGAAATATGCTTTGTTAGCACTATTAAATGTTGTAATTAATGCAGATGCTATATTAGCAGCTTTTTCAACTTCAAAAGCCTTTTTCTGTTGCTTTTCACTTTGACCAGCAAATGTTTGTGCTAAAGATGCAATGGTATCAAAACCTGCTATAGCTGCTTCAACTTTTAAATCTTCTAATCGTTGTAAATTTTCTACCTCTGATTCTGTTAGTTCTGTTCTTTTAGGAACTTGTTTTTCTAAATTAGCTGTAACTGTATTTTCTGTTTCTATTGTTTTAGCTGCCCTAGTTTCCATTCTTGGAATTTGCATTTCTGCAAACTTATCAACTTCAGATTCAACAAGAGTAAGTTCTCTTAATGCTGTAATTTTTGCCTGTATAGCTTTTACTTCATCATTTCTTTGAGCTACTTCTCTTTCACTAGTTGCCTCCCTATTACTTACTTGCTGTAATTCTTTTTCTAATAGTTTTATTAAATCTCTAGTTTGTTTCTCTTTTTCTTTACCTGCTTCTGTATTTTCTTTTAAAACAGCTCCTTCTTCTTTAAGTGATTCTATTTGTTTTTCAAGTTTTCCATCTAGTTCATCAAGTACATCAATTTGTTTTTGTGTTTCTATAACTGATGACAATGTTTTAGCATTAGCAAAATCTTGAGCTTTACCTGTTCCTATTATACCTTTCTCAATTCCAAAAAATGACTGTATTTGTGCACCCATAGCTTGTAAATGGTCAGTTATACCTATATTAGCATCAGTTTGAGCATCTACTTGAGCATTTAAAATATCTTTAAATTTTTCTGCTCTTAATTCAGCTATAGCATCCTGTTGAGCTTTTAACTTGACAAGTTTTACATTTAATAGTAATGCTTTATTTATATTCTCTATTGAATCTTTTTCAGCATCTACATTAGATAATAAATCAGGGTATTCTTTTTGTAGTTCTTTTACTGCTTTTGTTTTGTCAGCTCTTGTAGTTGTTTCATCATTTAAAATTTTCCTTAACCTATCAGCAGCACTTACTTCTTCAGCAATATTATCTATGGCTAGTTTTGATGCCTCATTCATTGCATCTTGGCTCTTTGTTGTTCCTGTAATAGCTCTTGATAATTTATCAAAATTTTCTACTAATAAACCTATACCAACAACTAATGCACCTATTCCTGTTGCTATTATTGCTGTTCTTAATCCTTTAAAAGCAAATGAAGTAGTGTCTACAGAAGCACCAAATGCTTTCATAATAGTACCAGCAATAGCATTAACTTTATTGTTTGCAGTTTGTAAAAGTGTTGATGTTTTTATAATGTTATTAAATAACTTTAACCCAGATTGAACACCTTCTATAGCACCTTTAAAAGCCATTGATATACCTATAGCTTTTTCTATATTTTGTGCTGTTTCTTCTACTGCACCATCTTCACCACCTAGCAATACAAAAGCTGCTGTAACATCACCTACTGCACCAGTAACAGAACCAAGTTCAGATGCTACTTGCTCACTATCTAATGCTTCTAAAGCAAGCTCTGTGTTTTTAAGTTGTTTTTGTGCTGTTATTAACTCTTGGGAAAGTGCCTTAAATTCATCACTTCCAATTTTTTCTCTTTTTAACCTTTCCTGTAAATCAGAAATTTGATCTTCTAATTCACCAATAGAATTTACAGCTCCTTTAGTGTCTATATTTATTTCTACTTCAAACTCTTTCATAATCTTTTATATGTCTTTGAATTTCACCTTCTTTAAATGTTTGTGCTAATTTGTTTTGGCCAATAGCTATATTAATATGCTTATCATATAACTTATTTTCTTTACAAAATTCTAATGCTTCTAATATTATTTTCATTTTAACTTACTGTAAATGTTCCTCCTGTTGGTGATACTGTTGGTGTTGGATCAATATCTGTTGTACAATAACTAGTAGCACTATATGATATTGATATTTCAGCAGGATTGTTTATAATATTTATTAATTCTAGTTCAGTTTCTCCACTTTGTAATTTTGTCTTCATGCTATTTATAGTAAATGACCTTGTGTCAATGATTACAGTATCATCTAAAGACAAATTAATTAATACTTTTAATGGTAAAATAGCTTTAAATTTAAAAAGCCTTGACTCTTTATTATATAGTCTTGTAATATAATTTGTATAATACTTTTGAAATAAAGAATTATTAACACCACTAAAATCAGTTAGATCGTAACTGTTTATCTCACTTCCAAAATCTAAATTATAAGTGGGAGGGGTTGTTGTACTTCCTGCGCTACTATAATTATGAGGCATCCAAAAATTAATAACGCCTGTTCTCGTTCCTGCAGGACATAACGCATTTTTAGTGGCTGGCCTTGTAGTATCTACAAAATTAATTCCTCCTGTTGCGACTTTATATACTCCATAAAAAATAACAGGTTTTGCCATAATAGGCTCTTCATTACTGTCAACGTGAAAACCATATTGAATACCCGTTAAATCTCCGTTAGCTATATTTATCAACCTTTCATACAGTATATGTTCTAAATCAGCTTTTACATTGAATTTATTATTAGTAGTTAAATCACTTTTAAATTCTAAACTGCCAAATTTTCTATTGTTTGTGTTGTTAAATGCATCAGCTAAAATTGTTTTCTGTTCCGCATATTCAAAATCTATTTCATCATAAGGAATAACACTTGTTACAGTATGCTCATCTGTTTTAATATATTCTGTAATATTATGTGTTTCACCTCCATCATAAAAATCATCTAATGTTTGAACAACTATTTCTTCATTAAAATTTACAAATGCAGTTAAATTATGCATCTTAAATAAAGTAGTCAAAAAATCTAGAACCTTCATGTCTGGCATTTGATCTGTAATAACCACTTCTCCATTTTGTGGTGTTAAGTTTGATGCAGTAGAAGTAAAAGTAGCAGTAAAGTTGTTTACTGTAGGTGTAGGATCAGTATCAACAATAGTAGTAAAATCTAAATCATATTGCGCCTGAAACTCAAAAGTTTCTTCACTTGTTACCCTTCCTACAATATCACCAGTAAAAAACTCATCAACCTCAAAAGTGTAAGAAATTGTATTTGTTCCTGTTTGATAAACATCTTTTGCCAATGATGACCAATCAGAAGCACTTAATAACTCAATAGTATATGGAACAGAAGCAAAACCAGTATTTGGAGTGACTTGAAAATCAATAGTCAACTCAAAAGATAAAGTGTCTGCTATTGGGGTGTAAACATATCTTATAATCCCATTTGCTAAATTGAATTTGGGATTACTGTTTGTAGATGTAAACACAGCACAATCTGAACCTGAACAAGTGTAAGAATCTGAATTGCCTATCCAAGTTCCAGCTAAAGCCATTTTCCCTTTTTTTCTATGCAACCACATATACATATTATCCATAGCAGCAGAATCAAAAAATTCACTTGTTTTAAATGTTAATGAATATTTTTCTTCAATAGCTTTTATTATGTGTTTTACTAAAATAGCTGGTTTTAAATCTTCTGGAACTACCCCTCTCTTTGTTCTGTTTGTAAGGTTAGCTGATATGTTTCCCCCGTGATCTAAATTTGGTGAACCGATTGCAAAGTCATAAAGCAATTGCTGTGAATGTGTGATTAATGGATATATAATGGCGTCATTATATGTTACAGAATCAACTGTAAAATTAAGACCGCTTTGTAATCCGTCTAATACATTTGTTGCATTATTGACGTGATCAAAGTTATTGAGCCACTCTAATTGATTTAATTTGTCCTCTCCGATTAGATCGTTTAGTGTAACAGTACTCCCGAAAAAAGTTACTTTATATAATGAGGGTTTGTTGTTTTTCATAACCACTTCCTCTAATCTAATCTTACCATCTTTGAAATGAAAATGATTTAATTCTATTCTAGCTTTTGAATACTGTTGATTATCAAAGCCTTCTACATCAGGGTTGTACCAATATTTAAAAATCTTATTATTAGTTTTTGATGCAGGCAAATTAAATGTTTGGGTAAAATCTGTAAATACTTTATCAATATTTTTAGCATCTTGTATAACTTGTGTTAATGTAATTAAATCTTCTTCCATTAAATCCAATATCTGAAAGTCTTGATCAGTGCTTTCATTTCTTAATTTTGGCTGTATGTATAGAATTATCTTCTGCATTATCTTATATCATTTACAAAATTAAATGCCTTTTCAAAATTCATTGTGTAGTTTATTAACCTATCATTTAAACCTGTTTTATAAGTAAAGTTACTATCTTTTAATGTTACAGGATAAATTACATTTTCATCATCTGTTAGCCAGATATGCTCACTTACCATTAATTCTTCAAAGTATACATTCATTCTTTCATCTACAAAACCAGTATTTAATAATACTGATTCTGTACCATTTGCATTGTGTACTTTTTTAGAATGTGCATTTACATTATAAGTATTGTATGTTATTGTTTCATCACAATCTTCTCCTTCTCCTTCTGGTTCTGATAAACTCACACTTCTAGCTTTAAATATACTTCTATTAAAATTTTCACTTCTAGTATCTAGTGATTCTACTGATTTCTTAAAGAAGAATAAGTCTTGCAAAGCTCCCCACCTATTTAAGAAAGTTATTTTATGTACTGGATATTTACATTCTTCTATTTCTTTAAGTGTATAAGTTATAGTGCTAGTAGTATCATAGGTAACTAATACTTCATCATATTGCTGTGTTGAAGTTGTAACATTTTGATATTTAATTTTTTGGTTTTGATTCCCATTGTCAGTGATAGTAACTGTGCTTATAGTTGAACCATTAAACCTCCAATCTACTGAATTTACTCTTTCTGTATTAAATGGTAAGAACAATGTGCTTCCTTTATGATATTCATAATATGTATTACTTATCATAGCTATTGGCTCTGTTGTATAGTTTACACCTTCTTTAAATTTGTTAAATCCTTCTTGTGCTAAATATGTTGTTGAAGTGGATGATCCTATTATATTGCCATCTGATTGCCTTGCACTAGTAATAACATTAACCCATATAGATTGTGTAAGTGCTGAATTACTTGGTGTGCCATTATATGTTTGTATAATATGATCATTTACTAGTTCACTTATTTCAAATGTAACACTAGTTTCATTAGGCAGTGGTTGCTTCTTAAATGTATATGTTGCATATAAATCATCACATACTTGAGTTGACCCACTTAATCCACCATGTACAGTTATTACTGCTTGAAAGTAAACTAGAGCAGTGCTAGTTTCTTGTGGTGTCCTAATAAAAAATGGTGATCTTGTTCTAATTATTGTACTCATGTTTTTAAATTATCTTCTATAAATGCAGCTGCCCATTCCTCACCATATAATTCTTGACCTCTTTTAAATGGCTTGGTGAAAAATAAAGTAGCCCTAATTCCTTTTTTGTATATGCTTCTTGCTATTAAATAACTTAATGATTGATTAGTTATAAATCTTCCTTTTTTGTCTCTACCTCTAATGCCTTTTTGCTTAATCCATTTACTTAATGATTTTGCAAATGGTCCATCAGATGATGGATGATGTTTGTACTTAAATGGACTGCCTGAAGTTGCTTCATCTGCATAGTAACTTTCTGCACCTCTTACACCCTTATCTTGGTATAAACCATATTCTTCACCTTCAAATTTTATCTTACTACCTTGTATTTTGTATCCTAAACTTTGGTATAGTTTGCCACTAGATTTCTGTCCTCTACGTGTGAGGTTAGCACGTGATTCTTTGATCACATACTTTGCATATTTTTCTAGTGCCTGTTCAAACTTTCCCATTAACAATATGTCATTTCTGTAGTTGTACCTATATCAAATGTTACTGCCCAGCCAGCTAACATATTATCAAATCTTTCTGTAAATGGCTCACAAGAGGCATCTCCTACTAATTCAAAACCATTTCTGTATGCATCTTTTTTTTGCATTACTCTAATTACTCTAGTAGCCAAAGCAAGCTGTGTATTTAGTATATCTTGCCTGTTGTCATTGCCTAGAAAATAATCTCTTGTCTGCTCATTACTAACATCAACTAAATCCATTAAAAATATAGTCATGTTGTGTACTACATAATTATCTTGTATTGTAGCATTATTAACTGTGATGTGGCAAAGTGGAAATAAACTTTGTTTTTTTAAATCTACATCACCAATATCACCAAAGGTTACTTCATGGTTAAATGGTTCTTCTTTAACTACATCTCTAATTGTATCTATAACTTTGTAAAAACTTTTCATATTGATTTTATAAATAATGGTGCATGCTTGCCTAAATCTTCTTTAATAAATTCATCTAGCCAATCTATTGATTCATCAAAATCTGAATCTTTATCTTGCATTAGTAAATCTAAACACTTCCAATAGTTGTAAACTGCTTTTAAAGGTTTATTACTTGTAACACCCATAAATGCTTCTTCAAATCCATCTGCAAGAATTACATACTCATGCTTTTCTACTAGTTTTTGTTCCATTAGCTTTTCTAATATTTCTTCTCTTTTCATTTCTTTTTAACCATTTGTTGTTGTAGATCAGCTTTATCTTTTTCAAATGCTAGATACTGCAAACAACTATGTAGCTTTAGTTTTGTAACCTCATCAAACCTCCTGACATCACCCTGTGCCATTGCATAGATTGATTGATACCAAGACCATTTTTGATTAAATCCAGTTTCTGCTGTTGCAATTTGTCTGGAGTCTGTTTTTGTAAATAGCTCATTATACAATTCAATAATTCTTTCTTTAAATGATAAAAAAAAACAATGCTACTAAACACTATATCTAATTTAACTTTTTTCATATCATACTTATTAGAATTTTCATAATCTTCTATTAAGTATTTATCTTTTCTAGTTACTGTTACTGGTCTATATAAAACATTAATAGCTTTATGCATTGACTGCCATTCAGGTAAGTATGTATCAAGATCAATATATTCACCAAAGCTCATATCATCTAGTTTAGGTATAAAACCAAACTCAAGGCCATTATGATTAAATCTATCAATAAATTTAGGTTCTTCTTTAAACAGGTTGTTTATACTATTAGCAATGGTGTTTATATCTGTTGCCTTTATTTGTAATACATTTTTTAATGGTATGTTACAAAATATTTCAATCATCTTCTGCTTTAAAAAATTATCATCTTTATTCTTATCACTAATCTTTAACCACTTCTGGTATTGTCCTAGTGTTATTTCACTTAATGATTCAGGTACTTTGATTGTTACTTTCATATATATATAATGTAGAAAAAAGTGTAAAGTGTTATGTACAAATATAAAAAAAAAGCCACCTTAAAAAGATGGCCTTTAGTTTTTGTGTTTTGTTTGTTTGATGCTTTGACTTTTACCTTTGTTTTTAAGAACCAATTGCGCACTTGGTAAATCTTACATACTTCATAGTTTTATGATTCAAATATAAATATAATTATTTAATTACAAAACATTTTGCAACTTTTTTTTCTATATCTTTTATTTTCTTATCTCTTCTTATCTTATCTTAATGCTTAAGGGGGGCTTAAGCAATGCTTAATAAATGTAGTATTCTCCACCACTTTGTAGCTGGTAACTAACTGCATATCTCAAAGCATCTAATGCGTGGTTGTAATTATCTACAGGTGTTTGTGATTTTCTTTCTAACCATACATAGTTATTTAATTCTTTGATTAGATCAGTACTATCACTATCTATTATTAAATCATAATCTTGTATCATACTAATACCATATGTTACACTACCTTGTCCTTTAATAGCTGGTACTATATTACAATGTCTTGATAACTCATTAATTAATCTTGGTTCAGCACTATCACCAACAATTAAATCATTTCCTGCATACTTTACATTTAAGTTGGCTAATTCACTTGTAGTTAGTTTAGACTGATAGAAACACAGCTTAACATAAATAATCTTATTCTCTTTGTCTATGCTTGTTTTGACTAATGTACTAGGGTCGTTACTAAATCCATAATCTTGGCCATAAACAACTTTATTAATATACTTAAATTCACCTATTGACCAATTAGAATATATAACCCCTTCTGCTTTGTCTAGCCAAGCACCTTGAATAGTGTGCTTAAATCTATCTGGCCTTCTAGCTTGCATACTTTCTATTTGCTGTATGTAGCTGTTAGATAAATTATCTTTGTTATCTAGATATGTTGTGTGTATATAGGTAGTGTCATCTTTTGTTATATTGCTACCAGCTTGTACACCTCTACCTTCAAACCATCTTTGATATATAAAATGCTCTTTAGTTGTAGGGTTTAATATTAGTATTATTCTATTTTCTTGTGCTTTGTTTCTAACACTTAAATCTATCTTATCAAAAGTATCCTCATCTACTAATTCTTCTGCTTCATCCATCACCCAAGTTGTGATGCCCTGTAGTGATTTGAGGTTTGCTGTCTGGTCTCCTGATGAGGTTTTAATACCTCTGAATATTATCTTGCTTCCATTACCTTTGTTAATAATCTCATCTTTGGTTATTTTAAAATCATCAACCTTATTAAGCATTTCAATCTTTTCTATGAATTCAGGTATGATAGATATATTTGCTGATCTTAATGTATATCTAGTAAATAATATAGTGTGGCCTGCTTGATATGTTAGCAGTAGCAGTATGGTATTTATAGCAAATGATTTACCACTACCTCTACCACCTGTGATAATAAAGTACCTTGCTTTAGATTCATCAAGTACTAAATACTTATTGTGTAGCTTTAATTCCTGCAATGAGTTTTCTGAAGTCATGGTTTACTTGTTCTGTTGTGTTCATGTCAACAGTATCTTTTAACTTACCATATAGATTATCATACAAGGCATTGAATGCAGCCACATCACCTTTCTCAATAGCTTTATTAACCATTGCTTGTACCATTCTATATTCATTGCTTTGCCATACATCTTCACCTGTGCTTTCATCTTTTACTTGCACCATTAGGTTAAGTATTTCTTTAATGATAGTACTTCTATTCTTACTTCCTTTAGGTCTACCTTTACCAAATTTATTGCCCTTTTCAAAAGGTATTAAGTTTTCTTCATTCGCCATTGTCTCGCGTTTTATTCTCGTTATTTTGTTTATCTAAACCAAGATTCTTTATAGCTAATTCATATTCATTAAGATACTCTCTTAATTTATCTTCTGCTTCCTTTTTCAGCTTGTGTTTCTTGTTCGTATTCATATTCATTAAATAGTTTTCTCATTGTATCTACTAATTCTTTTACACAACTACCACAGGTGGACATTTGTCTATGTTGATTGAATATTCTATTATATATTTTTAGTAGTGCTGATTGTTCTGTTGGCCCTACTCTATTATTAATATGTTTAAATATATCTTTTAGTATTTCATATTCTTCTGCATTTAAGCATTCTGGTTTCTTGTAAGGAAACAAAGAATTTAATCTTTTTTTTCGTTTTTCACACCCGCAATCAATTCCCATTTTATCAAACACATAATCTACACCAGCTTTAATGCCTGTTGCCTTTGTTATCTTTTCTATTGTATCTCCTAATCCTTTTGAAGTATTCTTACTTTTCATATAGTTTCTTTTTAATATTCTTTTTTGCTCTTGCTATAGTATTGTAAACTGTTACGTGGCCTAACCTAGTTTCTTTAGCTAGCTTTCTAATACTATTAAACTGCTTAACATAAAGTGTAAATAGTTTTCTATCAAACCAGTACATTCCATTTAGTATATCTATTACTTTGTTGTTAAATTCTTCTAGTTCAAATTCATTTTCTTCTACTATGTTTTTTATTACTGCATTATCATCTTTAGGTATTCTGTTTTCTAGGTTTGCAGTTTCTTGTATAATTCTTTCTATTGTTCTTTTTATTATACCATAGTGTGGTTTATCATTTATTATTAATTGCTGTGTTTCTAGTTTACCATCGTGTACTTGTTCATATAGTTTTATGTACATTTCTTGTACAATATCTTGTACAACTTTCTTATCTTTCTTATATAATAAATTATTTGCAATTTCACAAAAATCATTGTGGTAAAGTGCAAGGTGTTCTAATATATTATTTAGCTCTACCTTCTTCAACTTCTATTAATAAGTTTACAAAATCATCTAATTCAATAGCTACATAATCTCTTTCAAAGTTTTTAGTGAAACATACTACTGGCATTTTTGCGTTTCCTAAACAATCATTTCTACTTTGTTCTAGTGCTTTCCATATGTTTAGTTTCTCTTGGTTCTTGCATTCCCAGTTAAACTCTGACAAAATACTATTATCATCAATGCACAGTATATCACCTTTCATTGATAAACCACCACTATTAGGTGTTCGCCTTATGTTAGCTTGTAGCTTTTCAGCTAGATACTTTGCTACTTTTAGTTCAAACCTTTTGCCTTTTTTATTAGCGTTCATTTTTATTTATTTGAAAGTGTTCTCTAACTGCTGCACCTAAATCAGCATTATTAGGATAGATAGCACATAGATATTTAATACCATTTACCACAGGTTCATAAGGGTGTGTGTAGTACTCTTTAGTTTGCCTCAATTCATTTAATGTTCTTTTCTTTGCCATTTCTTAATAAAATAAGTTATTAATGTTATTGGTAGCCATATAGGTGTTAATATTAAACCTATCAATATTGCTATTAAATCAAGTATCTTTTTTTTCATAGTAACTACTACATATTGCAACTGCTTGTTCTTTGCTCTTACCTTCTTTTATAACTTCAGGTATACACCTCATCATAAAATCTTTTCTAGTTTCTCCTGCTTTTGGTTTAGGCATCTTAATTTCTATTAAATAAATAATGTGTTAACATTCCTGCAAAGAATGATACTATACATACTACAAACATTACATAATATATATAATCCATATTTATCATATATAAATTCATACTATACAAAATTACTAAATTTTTTCTTTAGTTGCTGATTCTGCCTGTATGACTTAATGTTGTTCTGTTCTGCAATTAAGTTTTTCTTTTGTAAATTATCTAATGCAGCTTGCAAAAAGCAGATAGTAGAATATGCATCTGTTAATGTGTCTAATGCTTCTTTTCTGCTATTGGTTGCTTGTTGTTTTATGTTTTCTTGTGCTTGTAGTATAAGTATCTGCAACTTGTTTTTTGTTATTGTAATATCTATTGTATCCATATTAAAATATTCTTAATTGTTGTTTATGTTGTTCTATTCTTTTCATAGCAGCATTATAGTATTCAGTATCTAATTCACAAGCTGTTAAATCATATCCTAAATTATGGCAGGCAATAGCTATCGAGCCACTACCTAAATGAGTGTCTAGTATTTTATCTCCTTCTTTTGCGTAGTTCATTAAAAGCCATTCATATAGTTTTATGCTTTTTTGTGTAGGGTGTATTCTTTTGCCCTCTACTTCAATTTGACAAATATTTTGTCTAAAATATCTGGCAACTTTATTAAAAGATGTCCACGCTAATTCTCCATCTGCATAACTATTCCCGTGTATAGTTTTATCCCAAAAAATAAAACATCTAAAATTATCTAAATGCTCAACAAAATAATTACCACCCCAAATTATTTGATTTTTACTAACTCTTTTTAATTCTTCAAAATATTCTTTTTTAGGTGCTATATCCCAATCCTTTTCTTTGTAATATGTTTTTTTTGTTTTACTTGTTCCATTAATAAACTTTTTACTTCCTGCTCCAATTCCATAAGGAGGGTCAACTATAGCAAGGTCAAAGTAGTTGTCCTCATACCTTGCCATTAGTTTCATATTATCTTCATTAGTTATAGTCATTGTTTTTTATCTTCCATATATAGTAGTTCAACACCTAGCTTTTTATCTAGTGTTTTAATTAATCTATATATTATTAAACTTCTTCTTTTAGCTTCTGCCTTTTCTTCTTGTGTGCTATCAGTACCTAGATTAGCATATAAGTTACAATCTATTCTTAATAGTTCATCTATCTTTTGTTTATCACTCCAACTTTTATAACTCATAAAAGTATCTATGTTATCATATCTATATTTCATATTTATTGTTTTATAATCCACAGTAACCAGAATCACATTCTGTGAAATCAGTTTCAAATAGTTCTGTTTGTGGTTGCCATTTAATTACTTCATCATATGATAAGTTTTTTGATTTGTACCATACGTCTTTTTCGTGTTTTATTCTTTCTTTAGAAGCAAACCATTTGATTTTATTTGGGTGTTTTTTATACATAGTATTTATAAGTAAAGGTGTTTTATGAAAACACCCTACACAGTTATTCATCCAAGCAAATCTTACAGGCTTGTCTTTCCAATACTCCTCTATGTTATCTTTGTAAATATTATCTTTTATTAATGGGAATGTTGGCTTTTGCCATTCAATAACTCCCCATTTATTTCTTGTACCTCTTTTGCCTACTATTGCTTTCATTTCTAAACAACCATTACTATTTGTTTTTGCAATAGTTCTTTTAGCTCTACCTTGTTCATTTGCTCTAAAACCAACATTAAATTTTGCTGGTTTATTTATATATTTTTGCCACCAGTAAAACATAGGCTCTAATTTCATTTGTGTTGTGCAATATCTTCTTAATGGGTCAGGTAAAGTTCCAGCAGTATTTAAAACCTCATCAAATGTTTTACCAGTCACCCAATGTATTTCTTGACCTATAAACTGCTCTAAATCTAATATTGTGTTTATTATTACATCATCTTCTAAAGTACCAATAAACTCTGTACCTAATTTATCAGATACTAACTGCCTTACTTTTGCATCAGGATACATACAGCTTTTGTCATCTGTTCTTACTAATGCAAATACATTATAATCTGCTGGATAATTAGCAGCTATATATGCTGATGTTTTACCACCTGATATACTATTTACTGTTTTCATTTTAATACATTTAAACCACCTATTGTAAAACCTAATCCTTTGTTGTAATCAAAACACAAAGGTTTATCTAGTGTAGGTGTGCCACCAGTTTCCTTATCTTTAATTTTTTCTACTCTTACTTGTGTTAGCATCCAGCTTTCAGGTGAATTAATAAACCTGTGTATAGATAGAAATGAATCACATCTATTAGCAAACACTTGGCCACCTTCTACATCACTTTTTCTAGGTGGTTGTATGTAACCAGCATATTCGTGGTTTGGTGGATATACTCTCCTTGCACTTTCTGTCATTGGGTGTGTCATTACATATATTGCTTTACCTGTAGTATTGCAGAACTCTCTAATATCATTACATATTAAATAATTCCTTTCATATTGGTTTACTTTTCTATCGTGGTTTAATCCTGTAAATGGGTCAATAGCACAAGCATCACAATCACTTTCTTTAAATAACTTAAGTAAATCTTTATGGTTGTACATTTTCTTGTTACTAACAAATGTGAACCATTTACCTATTTTATTGTTGTATTCTTCTATTTCTAGTTTGTTTAAATCTACTAATTTACTTTGTGAATACATTTGAATTAAATCTCTTGTTAATTGTCCTGCGCTATTTTCACCTGACCATATTAACCACTTTACATTGTGCTTAACACTTAAACACAAAAAATACCATAACATAAAATTAGTTTTACCTACATTATCCAAGCCAACTATTACTGTGAAACTACCACGTTTGTGAACATACCACTTATCAAGCTCATTACCAATGCCTAAACCTCTTTGTATTTTACCTTCTTTAAATGCAAATAAGTATTTTAACTGTTCTTCTTGCTTTACTATCATTTTATAAAGGTTGTAGTAAGGTATGGGTCTTTATTATCTTTTTTTATCTTATCTTTTCTTAATGCTTGAGCATTGCTTGAGCTTTGCTTGTTTTGTGTGGTTTTACCACCTTTTCTGCCAGCATTAACTCTTTTAATGTGTGCTGCTTTTCTTTCTTCAAATTGTTCATCTAACCATTTAATTCTAATGTTATTACCATCTGATTTAAGTAATTGACTATCAAGTAGTTTGCTCCATTGTTTAGGTACTAGTGATTTTATTTGATCTCTGCTTACATTACATTCTTTGCTCCAGTAGTAGCAACATATTTTCATAAATGCACCTTGCACATCTAAATCCATAAACATTATTGAACCTGTGATCCATTGGTTAGGATAAAATTTAAAGTATGGTAATTCTTTCATAATTATAGTTTGTTAAATTTATATAAATCTACATTTTTTATTTCATACATATTTTCTTCACAAGCAAATGTAGTTTCATCATCTCTTGTTCTTATATCACCTTTTTTATATAAAACACCTTTATTTAATATTTCATTTTTAGGTATATAACCACATATTTGAAATGTATTTTTTTTAACATTTATAGAAACAAATACAATAAAATCACAGTCATATTTTAATTGGCATTGAAGAAAATTATTTACATAATGGTTTTTACAATCTACATTTCTGGACATTGTTTTTACATCAATGCTTTTGTTATTGTAGATAATATCTACACCATTATCAAAACCTTTTTTAGGTTCAGGATATTTATTATATATCAAATTGTAAAATTCTGTTTCACCTATTAAACCTATGAGTTGTTTTTCTTTATTGCCATCAAATCTACCTCTATTAGCTATATTATTTGTTTTCAACCAATTCCAGATTTTATTTTTATTTTCTAAATTGATATTATAAATTTTCATAATATGCTTTGTGTTTTTGATTGTATTTATTGTATGCTTTAATTTCTGATTTACTTAATCTATCCCAAGTATAAACACCATCAAAGGTAAATGATATTGCACTCACCCTTTCATCTACCTTATCAGGTGCTTGTATGTAATCAAAATACTTATAGTGTTTTTTTACAGGTCTGTATTCAAAAGCCAATCTTTCAGGCCTCATATCTAATTCTTTAGCTATTTCTGGTAGTGTGTAACCTTCCATTAATAAACCTTGTATAACTGACATACTGAAACCCTTTTTCAATAAGTAATTTGATTCTTCTATCATTGCTAAAATGGTAAATCATTAGTGGTTGATTCTTGCTTTTCTTCTGGTTTCCAAGTATCTACACTAATAGCTACATCTTTACCATACTGATCTGCTTCATCCTTTACATTAATATTAAGTTTAATAAACTTATTACCATTGTATTCTTGGATGTGTTCTTTTAGTTTATCAGGATTTATAGTTACTTTTAACCACTTTTCATTCATTACTTTTCCTGAACCACAGTATATTGTTTTTTCTTTCATTGTTGTTTGTTTTTATGTTAATATTAATTCATCTACTTCTATTTCTATAATGTCATCACTATAGCCAACAGGTTCACCATTCCATTCAATGTATTTAGCTACTAGGTTTTTATATTCTGAAAAACCCTGTAAAATCAAATTATGACCTAAACTATAAACCTGAACATTGTAAGGTGATGTAGTTTCTACTGCAATTATATAATAATCTGAATCATCATAGTTTTCTAAATACATAGCTGCTTGCATTTTATAATCATTATATAATAAATCCCTTTGAAACCTTTTTCCAGCATCTGTAGTGGTTTTTATATCACATACTATAGTTTTGCCATCTACATGGCTTTCAAGGTCTACAAAGCCTTTAAAATCAACTCCTGCATGATTCCATCTTACTTCTTTTTCAGTATGTACCTTGTTCTGCATTAGTTTATTAAATATAGGATTGTTCATTGCATTTTGTGCTATTGCATTAGCATCATCTAGTTCTGATAGTTTAATGATCTGTTTATTATCATTAGCAGCTTTAAACTCTTGCCATTCTTTACCTGCTCTTCTTGCACCTTCAAATACTGCATAATCATCATTAAATGAATCAGGTTCTAATAGAAGTTTATGTACTATACTTCCAAACTGCATTGCATCTGTAACTTTTGTTTTACCTTCCCAGTACTTTAGTAAGTGGTTAGGTGATTTCTTAAAAGCACATAATGCACTATAACTTAATCTATTCCTTTTCATAATCTTCTAGTTTTTGTTGGTAAAATTTAGTAATGGCTGCATTCCATTGTTCTTCTATCTGCTGTTTTTCTCTTACTAATTCTAACAGCTTTTCATATTCTGTTTTTATATCATTTATCATTTTGAATCTTTTTTAAATGAATCAGCTTCTACATCACTATAGATACCATATTCATATGCGTTTATTAATTTAAGGCACAACCTGTCTTTCAATCTCTTTTCGCACATCGCAAAAGGATAAGGTGCTTTACAATTTTTTGGTGATGCCTCACCTGTACTCCAGATTACTTTGTTACCACGTTTAGCATCTCCTACCATTGCTATATTATTATTATCATCTCTAAAAACTGTAGGTGCGCCAAACTGAATGTTTTCTTTGGCTGCTATTTTTTCGCAGGCATCGTGTGTAATAATCCACATTGATTTTGTACCTCTTTTAAGTTCCCAAAAATCTTCTTTATTTAGGTTGTACTTTTGTGCTATTTGTTTTATGTTCATAATTTTTAATTTTAGTTAATTGTTGTTTTATTTTATTTATTCTATTGCTATCATAATTGTATCGCAATTCTTTCCAGTTCTTATCTACTTCTTCTAGTTCTTCTAGTAATCTATCAAACCTGTGTCTATGAATTTCTTTGTCATTGTTGTTTAATTCAAAACGTGTAATAACATTCTTATTCCAGTTAGCTTGTCTAATAATCTTACGTAATCTAAAATGTAATGAAGTGTAATAGTAATATGCTTGCCATTCTTCCATATCTTGAATGTGTTTGTAGTATTCAGTTATTTCCATTGTACTGCTGCATTAGTTCTAGTAATACCTCTGAATAGCTTTTTCTACCATTGGCTCTGCATTTCTCTTGAAATTCTAGTAATGTTTCCATCTTACTAGCTGGTACATAAA